CCCTTGGTCCCCTACTGCAATCTCGGGTTGTGTATTTCTATCAATAGGCAAACAAGGGGGGTAAGGGGACCAAGGGGAGTCCCCAACCCACCACCCCCAGAATGCTTGTTGCGTTATCATAATGGTATTCATTACGATATAGCACCAAGCAATTTGGCCTTGGGGGGTTGGGGACTCCCCTTGGTCCCCTTACCCCCCTTCTTTTCCATTTATCAAACGTCTTCCACTTTCCAGCGGGCCGCGCCGTCAGTTACGCCGTCGTCACGAACAAAACACTTTTTGTTGACGACACGCCCCGCGAATTTACGGAGCCAGATTCCCATCCGCGTTGTGTCTACTGCCGCGGCCCCCTTCGCCGGGAACTGTTCCTGGAGCGTCTGATAGAAACCATCCGACGTGGCTTTTCTGACCGCCTGAGCCGCCGTCAGGGCCTCACCGGGAAATTCCTCCGCCCACCCTTCAACCATGGCGCGTAGTCTGACCGTCGCCGGATCGTCCTTCGCGGTCATGTCGATGGTGTCGCAGGCGTCGCCCTGTCCCAACCAGATCAATGGTTCGCGCACGAAGTGCGACCACGCGGCGAAGCCGTTCATCGGATACTTGGCCACCTTCGCGCCGCTTACGTGGAAGCCCCGCGCGATGGTCAGTATGTCGGCCACGTAACGGCCGCGGTCGGCCAGTACGGTGGCGATGGGATCGACTTCGAATTTCCGCCGCTCGGGGTTCTCCACTTTGGCGTCCATCTCGCAGCGCACGGTGCGGCGGCGCTGTTCGTTGATGATCGGGAGGTTATTGCCGGTCTCGTAGATTACCGCCGCGTTCTCGACCTCGACGCTCACCAGCCTGCCGTAGACGCGGATGGTCAAATGCGTCTGGCTCGTGGCCCGATTGAGAAGCGCCGAATCCACGTCACGCGTGACGTTGTCGATGCTGAAGCCGGGGACACCGGACAGCAGCATCGTGTTGACCTCTTTTTCGAATTCCTTCTTGTCCTCACCGTCGCCCATGGAAGGGCAGGTCCGCCCGATGGCGATGGTTGATGCCAGATCGACCAGATGCGTTTTGCCGGTACCGGGAGCCTTCGCGGAGACGGCGAGGAGCGGCGAGACGGGCATCGCGCAGCGCAGCACCTGGGTCATCAGGATCGCCAACGCGACCGCCCTGGATGGCGACGCAACCGCCTCGCCTGGCGGCGTGACCGCCTTGGATGGCGCGTCAACGAACGGGTATTTTTCCACCAACGCCAGAAGCCTGGTCAGCGAGGCGGTCGCCTCTTCTTTCGTTGGTTTGTCGGGTATTTCCGGCAGCACCAGATTACTCGGGAACATCAGGTAATAGCGGCTCGCCGCGTCGTATCCCGGCTCTAGCAGCAGACTTCCATCCGGCCTCAAGGTCGGTGCCGTCAGCACGCCGCGCACGGTCTCGAAAGGCCAGCCCACGCGGTCATACAGCACCGCCTGCACCAGATTATCCGGCGGATCGATCCGCTTGTAATCGCCCTCGCCGCCGTTCAGGCGTGCGTCCCACTTCACGAAATTGGCGGCTTGCGCCAGCAGCAGCATGAGCGCCGGAGCGGTCATCGGCGCGAAACCGGCGCTGTGGGTGACGTTGCCCGCCGCGTCCCGGTATTCCTGCTCGACGGGCTGGACCAGCGTCCCGCGTTGATAGATCGGCAGATGCTTCGCCCCCGCCAGCGCCGCCTCGGCGGCTCGCACCATGGCGAAGATCTCGCCGCCCTGGCAGTTGATCGTGGGTACCGGGGGTCTCTTACCCGGCGGCGGCGGCGTGTCCCCTTCCTCCGCTGCTTTCCTGTCCAGCCACTCGTAAGCGCCATCCAGCAAGCGGTTGAGGCGCTCGGCGCTGTAGTCCGACATGTCACGGCCAGGCTTGCGCGGCGCTCCGGCGATGGCGTCGAGGCACCCGGCGATGAAGGCATCATCATCGCGTCCCATGACGCCACGGCGGACCCGCCCGGCGTAATGCATCGCGGCGTCGCGCAGCGGGACGTGGAAGCCGTCGAGGCCTTCGCCGTCGCCCATGCGCTCGAGCGCGTCGGCCTTGGTCCCACCCATCGATCCGGTCTGGTCCTGCTTCGCTCGCCGGGAAGACCGTTTCTCTTCCGTCAGCGGCGGCAACACCACCTCATCGGCGCTTCCGTCGAGCATGCCATGGCGGCGCGGAATCGGGTCCGGAGCGCCTTCGATGATCGGCGCGGCGATGTAGTGCGCCTGGATGGGATCGTAGACCGCCAGATCGGCGATGCCGGGGGCGTGCTGCTTCAGGGTCTTTTTCAGGACCGAATCGAGTAGCGGTTCGCTCAACCAGAACCAGACATGGACTTTGAGCACGCCTGGTTTGATGCCCGCGGAAGCGGAGAGTTGCCAGAAACAGCGAACGTCCTGGAAGCACGGCGGCAGGCATTCAGCGATGGCGTGCGCGATGGCGGCTTCCGGGTCGTCAACCAGATCATCGCTCGCGCGCAACGGGAAGTCGTCGCAGTCCCACATCATCCACTGTCGCGGTACCTCGATGAGGTCGGGTTCGATGCCGTCTCGGATCAGTTTGCGCCGTTGGATGGGGTGCGCCGGGTCGGCCTCGTGCTTCGCCCAGGCGGCGTCCGACAGCGCGCCGCGCACGATCATGCGGAACGAATTCGCTTCCTGAATGATCAGTTGCGCGATTTCGTCGATCCCTTGGATCTCGGTGGGTTCGCGAGCGTAGAAATGGCGGGCCTTGCCGTACGACTGGACTTTCCACTCGGATTTCACCGAGTCCCAGGTCCATTTCTTGGTCGCCAGTTCGCCGCCGTAGGTGCGAAGGATCGTTAATCCGCGCGGATCGATCACTCTCACCGGGGACTCCGGATCGGGTGCCGGGAGGAATCCCAGGTCGGTGATGATTGAATCAGGCATCGGTAACCCTTTTGTGTTGGGCTACCGCGGGACTTGCATCGGCTCGACAGCGTGTGCTTATTCACACCATCGAACCGACACACCGCCCCACGGTAGCCGGTTTTTGTTTCAGATTTCGCGCTCGTTTTTCCTTGGTCGGGAGCGGGCGCGATTTCGTTTCTGGGTGATGACACTCATTTCAGATTCTCTCCAAGGGCCTGGGGGAATTTCTCGCGGACAGCGGCGACGCACTGTTCCGACCAACTGGTCCGAACCTTCGCCTCGCTGAAGCTGACCACGGCGGCGTAACGGAGTTTTCCGTCACGCCCACGCACCGGGTTGCCCTCTGGATCGATCACGGGTCTCGCGGGTGGCGCGGCCCATGCTTTGCCGCTTTCGCTGGCGTGGATGCTCACCTCATCGAGGATGAGGCCTGACGGGAATCGGACACGGGCGAAGCCGCGCAGGGTGTTCTTGCGGAGCGGGCGGAATTGCTCGGCGATGATGGCGCTCATCAGCCCGCGCCGTCGTTCTGGTTCGTGCCTGGTGCCGGCGGATTGTCGCCGGTAGCGCCGGGCGAGGGATGCATCGCCGATGACCCACTAAAGTCCGGGGGATAGTTCGGGGCCGCACCGTTCGGGCGCAGCGCGTCGCCGCCCTCGATGGGACTCCAGCCCAGCTCGCCGCGCGTGTCGTTGGCGGTGATCGCGCCGGATTGTTGCAAGGCGCAGAGCGCCGCCACCACGGCGCTAACGATCCGCGTTGCCAGCCCATCGAGGTCCAGGCGCAGATGCATGCCCGCGGGCAGGATCGCATCGAATTCCGACTCAATCGTCGTCACCAGTGGCGAGAGACAGAGTTGTGCGAAACTCGTGACATATGATGACAGGTCGGTGATGGAACGCGTGCCGATTTGAAGTAACACCTCCGGAACGTTGAAAAGTCGGCAGATGTCAGCAACGGAAAATTGCCGTGATGCGAGGAACTCGGCATCGACGGAGGTCATCGATACCTGATTGAGCGACCAGCCGCCTTCCAGCAACGGCACCTTGCCAGCGTTAATGCTGCCGGTGAATTTCTCCATCCACTCGGGACCGAAGCGCTCGCGCTGCGTGTCACTGAGGAAGTTGGGCGCGGTCAGTACGCCGGAGGGGCGCGCGCCGTTGGCCCAGTTGGATTGCGCCATGCGCGCGAGTTCCGCGCCCTCGGAGATGGCGGCGGCGGCGCGCGACAGGACAGAGCGGCCAGTGATGCCGCCGTTATCGGATCGCGCGCGGAGGAACAGCGCCTCACTGGCCAGCAGCCGCCGCGGCAGGTTGAGGAGTCGGGCTTCAGGCGTCGCGCTCGGCGTGATGTCGAACACCAGCCGGGCGGTGCCGTCGCCGCTGTTGATCACCTGCGGGTTGACCATCTGCCAGGGCACGGCGACCAGGCCGCTGACCGCGCCCCTGGCGTCGGTCTGGATGGCGGCGAGGGCGTTGCCGCGCAGCAGGATGGAGGCGACCGCCTGGCCGATGAAGGCGGGCCAGGACAGGAACGGCGAGGGGCGTTTGATCAGCCGCCACGCGGCCACGCCAGGCGGTGCCGCCTCGGGACCGTTGGGGCCGTCCATGACCAGGTTCGGCGGCAGGTTGGCGATGGCGGAGGCGATAAGGTGGGCGCATGAGGCCACCGTGGTGACGGCCTCAGCGCCGCCGGTCGGTCCAACCCACTGATTGCCGCCCATGGCGACCGCGCCCCACCCATCGCCCATCCAAGGACCGCTGCGCCGCGTCTCTGGCGGTGCTGGCGGGTCGGGTGCCAGCCAGCGGCGCAGGAAGGCGGGCGCGGCCATCAGATGAGCGCCAGGATGCGGCGCCGTAAGTCGGCGGAAGTCGGTAATTTTACAGACTTCTCGCGCGACCGCAGCGCGACGGTGGTTTGGTCGTATGCCGGGACGTTGCCTGTTAGTATCGAGATTTCATGCAGTGTCACACCGCGGAGTTGCCGCGTGCGCGGATCGGGCCAGACCTCGTCGGTGGCGAGGAAGCCGATGGAAACGCCGGACAGGTCGCCGCGTTTGGCGAGCGCCAGCAGATCGTTGCCCAGGCCGGTGTCGGGGAGGTCGAGGGCATATTCCAGACCGGCGGCGGTCTCGCTCAGCCGCAGCGTTTTGGAGCGCGTGCGGCCCAGCAGCGCCTCGGCGCGATGGTCGGCGAGCGCCATCACGTCATCGCGCGCCAGCGAGGCCTGGAAGGCCCCGGCGGCGATG